AGGACCTCAAAGGTCCCGTTAATCAGTTGGTTTTGGTTAAGATTTAAGTTAGTAACGAACCTCATTAAAGACCTCCATTAGTCTGCTCACCTATCATAGGATAGGCTATTTTATGTCCAGTTCGGTTGAGGGCTGGCTAAGAAAGATACGCTTTTCCAGAAAACGGGCTGGTAAAACCTACGGTGAGGCTATTTTGCGTACTGTAAACAACCTCGCCAATTACGTGTGTATTCGCTGAATCAACTATTGAAACATTTGGGAAAAACTTTAAATTGTGAGTTATTACCCAAGAATCAGAGGGGGATGCTTGTGTGTGGACATATTTTGACTTTGCCCTAACTTCTTCAATCGCACCCTGAATCGTTGTGGCGGATATTTCGTCCGTTGGCTCAAATGGGGCCAAACCACCTGAATGGGTATCTACGTATTCCGTGGTCGCGTAGTTGTATGTAGTTATTGGTTGGGTATTTGGAACAATATCAGCCAAATCCATGGTGTCGAGGGCGGCGGTGTGATTGAGGGTAATAAAGTATTTGTTAAATGAAGAACCGGATATTCTTTCGTTTACCTCATAGGTGACACCAGTTGGGACGATTCCGGGGCTATTGGTAGCGTAAAGCGCAATAGAGAAACTGCCAGTTCCATTAAGTGTTACCGAAGTATTGGTTACGGGAATACTCACGTTTGTGGCTGGGTCGCGCATTGGGGCAGTTAGTTGGAACGACACCTTGCCACTTGCGTAGGACCCATCAGTTTTTAAAAACTGTCCAGTTAATGTGATTGCCTTAAACGCCATATTACGACCTTTGATATATATCTAGTGTTATTGCATGATGCACAACACTATCTGTTGTTGACACAATTCTTACTACGTTTGAAACCCTGACCCTAAAAACGGACTTTGTGGCATCTATCTGACCGACGCCGTCCAGCGCGGCAACAACAGAATCGATTAAGTCTACGCTTTCCAAGACCCTATCCTGCCAAAGGTCAACCTGGACCATCTTATTCCTAGTCAAGGCGAGTCCATCGCCAATAAGAACGGGTACGTTGCTTATCTCGTCAGAGTAGGTAATGTACGGTTGGGCTTGACCTGGTGGAGCAAAATCCCTAAATACGCCAGTGATTCCAGTAATGTTTGCACCAACCAAAACCGTTCTTAATGCTCCACCCACAGACGGCATTACGGTACCTCAAGAATAACATTTTGTCTTTTCATGGTTCTGGCTTTCTTAATCATGGCAAGGCCGAAATTCGTCGCCACTCTATCCGCGGCAGACATTGGCCCCTTTACCAACGCTTCGCGCACGGGCCTCATGAATGGTCTAGGGGAAATTCTTGATGTTCCGTATTCCAGTTCAATTGCGTATGGTGCGGTATTTCCAAAAAATGCTATTGCGGGGTTTGCGTTTCTCTTTGAGATTTGTCCAGTCACAAAAGAACCATGCAGGGGATTTCCCGACGGCGAAGATGGCATATCTCCCGGTTTGCTTGATGACCTGGTCTTTCCGGATTTATCAACATATTCCTTGTATGAGCCCATATAGTTGACGCCTTCACGACCGCGGTCTGCGCCGTCTTGAGCAATTTCAAGTGCTGTTCCATAGTTGCTTGCTATTGCGGATTGGATAATTCTCTGCAGGCGAGAGTCAAGAAGTTTCATTTCTCTGGCGAGGTTGGCTCTTCCTTTACTCATCACCAACCGTCTTTCTTATCTCTAATCTAATGTGGGTTTTTGTGTAAACTATTCCCTCTATTGTGTATGTTGCATTTAGCCCAGAAATAGCGTTTCCAGAAATAACTATTTGGTCATTAATTGATACTGTCGAATTTTTTGGGATGCGTGCTATTAACTTCCTACGCTCCCCATACTGACCTAGTTCGCCCGGCTGTCCTTCTTCGGAAAATTTTTGATGCAGTGAGCCGCGAACAACCGTGTTTGAAACAACTGGAGTCCACAAGCCTTCGGAGTTGACCGTTGTAGACGTCTTTCTTCGAACTGTAATATTCTCAAATGCCCCTCTCATGGCGACTAACCAATCACTCGTCGTTTAAATCTTTCGATTGTTTTAAGTTCCGTACTCGAAAAAATACCCGAGTCGGTCTCTTCAAAAAAGTATTCAGTTCCCTCAACTTTTAGCCTGGTCAATCCCTGTGCGTCGGTAAGCACCTTACCCATCTCTCTCGACGCAGAGGAAAAGCACACGCGCTCAAGTGCTGATGCAACCGAGTCGCTCAACCCTGCGTTGTATGTCACTTTTGCTTGATAGCCCTGACCGGCGATTAGGATGTTGTCGATTCCCCATGGGTGGATATCAAAATCCACTAGGTTCTGGGCTGCATACACATTTTGATAACCAATACTGAATGATATAACGCTGGTAACTGGCGCTTTCCTTAGAAAAATCTGTCTTTGCCCAGATTGCAACATATGTATTTCATCAATAATCTGAACTGGCGCCAATGGCCTGTTAAGTATGGAAGAAAGTTCCCCTTCAATACTGGAAATAATCAGGGCTGCGGCGTCCTCTTCTGACTGCGTAAACGTCTTGTTCATGTAAACGGCAAGGTCGGCAGCGAGGATAATGGCCATACCACAACATTACACCATTCTTGTTCTAGGGTAGTTTAGCCTACGCTTCTCCAACCCAAAATATAGATTTGTAGGAAAGCGACAAATAGCCCTCTTCTAGAGCATCAAGAAGAAAGCCTTTTTTGCTTGCGTCAATCATGAGTTCTGGAATCTCCACGTACCCAATCGAGGAATTCAATAGGACGTTTAATTCGTCAATCATTTCCCAGCCATAGTGCACCTGTATTCTTTTATCCAATTTGCAGGCGGAGTGAATCATGCCTTTAGAGATAATCCCATTGAATATTTCCTCGTACGGGTACTCTGGACCGTATTGATTCTTTTTCAGGGATTGAGAATAGAGATATTCTTTTATCTTATGAAATGGATTTTCTAGTTCCCAGCACAGGGCAAAGTCGATTGAACCCTCGTGTCCAAAATCTTTCATGGGTCTTAAGAATGTTTTATTTTGATTCTAGGTAAAAAGGTGAAGAAACAACTATTGGCAGTATCTTGTGCTTAATAGCCTGCTGTTCTGTAATTTTATCACCTTTTCGGACAACCAGAAGGTTGTTGCCGTCTACTAGTTCATATACATCCCGAGGAGAAATAACATATTTTGTTTCCATGCCTCAATAGTACCACAATTGTTGGAAATCTTGGCAATCAGGGGTATGGTGTTGTCGGAGGTAATAACAATGCTAAAAAAAACAATCATCACATTACTTATTTGCGCTGGCTCGACCTTTGTGGTTCCCGTACAGGCTGGGGCCCAATGCTCCGTAAAATCAAATTCAATTGCTCGCGATGGTCAAAGGGATGGCAGACTCACGATTTACTGGGATGTGAGATGCACCGAAATCAGCGCATCTGTTGGCTACAGGTATGAAGAAGTCGACGTTTTGGGCCTTAGCGGCATACAGGAATTACGGGGGTACTTTTTATCTGACGGCGGGTGGACTTTTTCCGTCGATAAATCGGCGCCGAGATATTCGGCCTCCGTGTGGGCTGAAGACAAAGACGGAAGGGTCTACTCTAATGTTATAACAATAGATTCGCCGTTTCAGGAGAAAACATCATGGGAAACCACAACAACATCCACGACTATAACGACGAGCACTACTACTATTGCACCATCTACGACTGTGCCTGTGGAGAGAGAAACGACTACTACAGTTCCTCAGACTACAGCAATAACAGCGCCGCAAATGTTTCAATCCCCAGCGACTACGAACACATCGGGTAGTTCTCCTACCTACCCGCAACAATCATTAGTACAAGATTCACCAACAGCAATACAATTAACGGTAACACCACAAACAAAAACATTTACAACCACCCATGGTTTGGTTCAGACCGAAACAGCAACTGTGCATGGTTCGGGAAATTTGAATATAGTAAAAAATTATACACCACGGATGAAGCAAATTACGCCCAAGAGAATAGCCAAGAATAAAAATCTTTTGGTAAATAAAAAGTCAATTAATAAGATTCGCTAAATTGCGTCTATTATTAAATGCACCCTCGCCTGCTGGCCTTTGTTTTCTACGCCGTGGTATCTGTGGGTATTATCTATAACCCAAATCTGCCCCGCACCTAGGTTCATGGATTCATCTCCCACCGTGAACACACATTGATTATTGGTTATAACTGGAACATGTATTCTGTGGGTTTTTTCCGTTAACGGCCCCCTATCCCTGTGTGTGGGTATTACCGTATTGGCATCAAGTTTTGTGAGCATCGCTTGCTTTACTGATACTTGACCAATACACCCCTCAGCGGCAATGACGACATCGTCTATGTATTTACTAAAGCATTCGTGGTTTTCGTGTAGAATTCCAGAGTTGATTCTATTCTTTAAATCAAACATCAATGGAATTGTTTTGGTATTCTCTGCCGCCGCACCACCGTACAATTTCCTGTCTGTGTACTTAGACCAATCTTGGTCAGTCAGCAATAATACTTCCGACAGGAGGTCGTCAAACCTGGGCATGTTTCCAATAAATTGAAATGCTTTATTTTCTTTCATAAAATCATCCTATATATAGCAAAAACCCCACGCCCCCATTACTGGGAACGTGGGGCTTGCTTTTACTTGGTACTTATTATGCTTCTGGAGCGCTGTCGAAGTCAACTTCAACGAACGACTCTGGACGCTTAACAGCAAGTGCAATACGCTCTTCAGCCAACACCGCAACAGCGTTGCGGACGAAGAAGTCTGAGTGTTGCTCGGAAACACGGATGTTTCCTTCCATGCGGTCGAACAGCGTCGCGCCGATTCCGAATGAACCAAGGAGAACCTTGCCTTCGGTGATGGCTGGAGTGCTGACGATAGGCAAGCGCCACATGCGTGACTCTGCGCCCATTGCAACCGACATAAGCATCAAATACTGTGAGTTAGCGTCTTTCGACAACTCAACGTCTTCGAGGTCATTCGGGTGCATAATCATGCCGGTTGGCTCGTAATAAGCGAGCAATGACTTGGTGATACCGCGACGAATTGCGTCGATGCGGTTGTCGCCTGCAGTGCCTGCTGACCATGAGTATGTCTGGATTCCGCTGGTGTTGCGAATTCCGGTCAAGTTCTGGCCGCTGCCGTTACCGTTCAAGATTTGGTCATCCTCAACAAGGCGAAGACCGTACAACAACTCGTTGTCGATGATGCCGCGAAGGGTTGGTTCGTCTTCTAGGACGTTGCGGTGAGCAACCTCATAGTGAGCAATCGTGCGTACTGGGGCTTGTGCGCCTGCAACGGTCATTGCTGACTGTGGCTTAACACCAAACGCTGTGTTTGCATCGTTGCGCTCTGCTACGGTTGCTGCGTTGTTGGTGAATCCGGTTACGCGGAAAAACTCAATCATGTTGCTGGTTGTCTGCTGAACATCAAAGAGTTCACGGACACGCATTGCGCGCTTCTGGCGCTCTACGATTCCTTCACGCTGTGGTGTACCGAAGTCACCTGGGGTACCGCTTGGAAGCGAAGTGTACGCATCCTTTTGGCCCCAATGGCTGGCGAATGAACCCTTAACCTGGAAAGGTACGTTCATTGTGTAACCGGACTTGCCGCCACGAACTGCATCGAACTCACTGGAAGCAATGAATTGCTCGCCAATGCTCTTTGCGCTTTGTGGTACAACAAGACCGCCTGTTGGTGCGGACATACCAGATGCCCAAGCACGAACTTCGCTGATGCCCTCAAGGGCTTCAATTTCTGAGCGAATTTCGCGTGCTTTTGCAAGGTTGCTGCGGAATGATTCTACGTGCTTTACTTGGACTTGAACTTCAGGTCCGCCTTCTTCACGGTTGGTATCTGCATGGTCAACGATTTTGTCGTTGTCTGCAAGTACTTCGCGAAGTGCTGACTTGAGTTCCTTTAAGCGGCTGTCTGTAGCCATAATGTGATACTCCTTTTGAGTAATAGTGGAACTTGGGATACAAGGTAAGCACCTCGTATTAAATATTATGCTCGTTGTAAGACTGTTTGTCAAGTAGGGGTGAAATTAAAAATTCCTTACCCTTGTTCACCGTTTTCGTCGTCTTCAAAATCCCAAAATAGGTCCTCAATCCTTACATCACCCGTTGGGACTGGCTCTGCTATAACCGTTCCGTTAAAGGAGACTTTTGGACCGACAATACACAGTTTGATGACCTTTAATACTTTTTCAAGAACAGAAGCAGCAACAAAGGGTGGGACTGAGCCAAGGTCTACATGAATTGGCTCATTCACGTCATCATAGGAGACCGAAATTGTAATCATCGGGAAGCGAAGGTTCATTTCGCTTTCTAGTGGGTCCCGGTTGTCGCTCATTTTTTCTTCTTTGAAGCAGTGTAATTCTTGCCTCTATAAAACATTGAGCCTGAATGTATAGGAACTAATTCCAGGTGGAATGGTCCATCTCCACTCACATAGTGAACTATTGCGATACCTTGCTGCCAGTCCTCGGTGCTTGGGATTGGTCGTCCGTCGAGGTCGAAGCCACCTTTTGTTGACGGAACGACGCCGTCGACGCGAGCGAGACATCCAGCAGAGGCGGCCAAAATTGTTTTGTCTTGGTCCCAGTCTTGTCTGGTTCTTTCTGCCCACTCACGTCTATGTATGTGCCCATAGAGAACTGAAGTTTTTTCCGTTGCCAAATATTTATGGGCGGTGCTTCCGCCGGATGCAACTTTGTGTCCGTGGATAATTCTAAGTTTTCTATTAACCCAATACGTGGACGCTGGATACCCAGGAAGATACTTCACTCCGTATTCATCAAATCTGCAAAGATACGGAAGCGACATAACTGGCCAAGAACTTGGGATGTTTCCCCTCTTCAAACCAAAGGCAGCATTTGCGTTATCAAGAATATAATTACCAAGTCTTGCCTCGTGGTTTCCTTCAAGCCAAACTATTTCAGCATGTGGAGATGCGGACCTGAGTCGCGCGGCGAGGGTTGTTAAATAATCTATTGTCTTTTGTGTTGTTAGTTGATACGCAGGGGTGAGTCTGTATTTTCCAAACTCTGCGAAGTCTGCGTTATCTCCGTTCATTGCTATTACGTCTGGTTTTGTTTCTTTTATGAACTCGACGACAAGGTCAATCGCTGCTTCGTCGTGTAGTGGAACAAAATCACCGCTTACATCTCTGAAGTATCCACATTGCATGTCCGGCAAAACAACACATGTTTTGAATTGAGATTTTTCTTTTTTTACTTCACTAAATGTCGGGAGTTTTATTTGTGGCCCTTGCTGGACAACTGGCCACTGTGGGGAACTATTTTTGTATTCAACGGATTTTAGGTCCTTAGATATTGACACTGTTTTCCCCCATGTAATGGTTGCTTCTTGTCTCAAACCCCTTGACGTTTGTGTGACGCCAGTTATCTATAGAACCTCTTCCAACTGCGTGACCGTTTTTCCTTAGAACTTTTTCAATTGTCCTAGTGGATATTTTTAAATCCTGTAATGAAGAACGAAGCGCGTCTGCATCCTCTTTTGATAGGGACAGCAAAAGTCTTTCTACTTTTCCAATAGACAAACTGTGCTGGGCATCCAGAATCTGGTTTTTCAAATTCACTATTCCTCCATAGACAAGTAACTGTCTATGGACACTATAGCACTTTAATAAGTTCCGAGAACTCTTTCAGGTCTTGAAATGTGAGAAAACTTTTTTCCTCGCCCGGGGCGACTTCTTCTGCTGCGACTTCTTCTGCTGCGACTTCGGCAACAACTTCTTCAGCAACAACTTCTTCAGCAACAACTTCTGCTTCTACTTCAGCAACTACCTCGGCAGCAACTTCTTCCGCTGCAACTTCTGCTGTAACTTCTGCTGCTGGCTCTTCTGTTGCTTGTACTCCAGCGAGTTCGCCTGGGTCCTGCTCGTTTGCTTTTACTTCGGAAATCATTTGCAGCGCCTTAGCAACTTCATTTTTTACAATCTCGGCGATTTGTGACTCGATAGTGCTGTAAATTTCGGCGCTCATTTTTTCTCCATCGTTGGGTGCTTCTTCTTGTTCTTGTGGGTCTTCTAATACTGGTTCTGGTATTGTATCAATAATTTTAAGGCTATCGGAATAGGTTACCACCATGCTGTTGGTAGCAAAATACTCACCCTTGTCGTCATCCCACATATGAACGCGGACGGCGTAGACGGGCCTTTCTTCGGTGCCCTCTAGTTCGATGCCTTGCGGTTCCCCGCGGACCATGCCGTCAGTCGTAATTGCCAGAATATCCCCATAATAATCACCAATTGATGTCTCCCAGGACACGAGGGAACCCTCTTGTGGGGAATCATCAGCCTTTTCGGTCATGGTGTAGGTGCGTAATTTTACCTCTTCACAGAGCAGGACAATTTCATCATCGGACTCTTCAACGCCCTCAAGTTCGACAAGTCTTTTAACCTTGACCAACTCCTTGCCGTCCATCATGTCCGAGATGACTCCAATGTTGTCTCCTTCATCATCGGACCACTCAACTACGGCTCCTGTGTAAAGTTTGACATCATTCATGACTGCTCTCCATATCAGAAATAGGCTCTGTTATGATGCCTTTTTGCATCATAATATTATCAATATACTGGTCTGATTTTAATTCAGGTGGTGTTTTCCCGAAATCTCGGTAGTGATGTGCCAGGTGATTCCATACCGATTTTCTGTCCTCGCCACGCAATGTTGTCCCGCTTCTTGCGCCGTTTAGTACTGACATCTGAACAGAAAGTTCAGACATTGCTGCTGCGCCAGGAACTCCGTCGTCGCTAACAAAGTGATGGATAAAGGTGTAGTGGGTTTTCATGTCGCCTGCAGTATTTGCCATTTGGTAAGCAAAAATCTTCCCGTAATAAGCCTTACTCGCTGGAGACTTAACTTTTAGAATTGCATTCTGACGGGTCAGGGGACGCTTTCTGTCGCTTACGGCTGTTGTGTGGCTACCGATTGGTCGGCCTGCAGCCTTTATTTCAACGCCCTCAACTGGGGTGAGCGGCTTATCAATGATGTTTTTCATCATCATCACGTAGTCGACAAAATCGTCACCTTTTAATTCTGGAACTGGCTTGCCAGCGTCTTCGTAGTGGGATGCAATATGCCTATAGACGCTCTTCCTGGCTTCTCCTCTAAGTGTGGTTCCAGAACGACCGCCATTGAGAACAGTAATAGAGTTAATCATTGCTGAATAGGATGCTGCCCCAGGTGTCCCGTCCGCCGATACGTAGTGGTGAATAAAATTATAATGAGTTTTTCTGTCACCAGTTGTATTTGGATTCTGGTAGGCAAAAATCTTTGCGTAATAGGAACTATCGCCTGGAGATTTCATATTCTTGTACGGTTGAGTTTTATCCCATGCCCTGTTTAGGTCAACTGGTGTTTTGTGTGAAGGAATTGACTTGCCGTTAGGGCCTGCGTCCTTAACCTCTTCTACTTCTTCTTGTTTTTCCGCCGGCTCTTGTGCTGTGATTAATTGTTCCTTAATAACCCACAATTTGCAAAGCCCCATCGGCTGGATTTCTCCGCTTACGATATGGCATCCTTGACCACCCTCGTAAAAAGCGCAATTACCGCAATAGAGTCCATCTTTGGTAAATGGGTTTGACTCTTCTGGCATATAGTGAGCACCATTCGCAAGTGGGGATTGGTCCCATTTGCCAAACTCTTCAGACATTTTTTCAAACAGGTCGTACATTGTAAACTGGCGTGGGTTTAGGCCCATCTCTTGCTGGTCCGCGAGACCTTCAACCATTTCGTCCTGATGGGGAACAAGTTCCTTCATCTCGTCCCTTTTGTTCATTGCGTCAACAAGTTTTTGAGACCATGTCTGGCCAGCATTTCCGCCCCAAAGTTTCCAAGCAATAAGTCCAGCACCTGGATATCCATCTGCACCCGGTTTGCTATTCGATGGGGTTGATAGGTCAACCTCATGGCGCGGGAAATAGCGAGCAATGTGACGAGCCTTTGACGGGGTCACCTTTTCGTTGTTGAGTAGGTAGTTGGCGGTATTTTTCCCAACCTCTGTTCCACCGCGATTAAATTCTTTTGACCAACCGATTCCAATTTCTGCCTGCTTTTTAACACCAGAAGGAATGGAGAAATCAATGTCTGAATAATCCGCTTTTTCGTCTTGCATCTCAATGCTCGATGACTCCAGGTCAAGAAGGTCATCCTTGATGGCGAGGGTGCGGGTGTGGGGTGCCGCGCCAAAGATGACTGGCGAGTATTCGTATAGTTCCAATTCTGTTATATACCGGATGCCAGATTTTTCCTCAACTTTTGATTTTCCTTCAGCAACAGAATAACCAATCGACCATTCTTGCTCGTCTGCAAAAAATTGAACATCGTGGAATGCGTCTCTGCCTCGAGTCGTATTGAGGTTGAACTGCATCTTCACCAAGAGCGCTCCAGCACCCTTCTCTTGCAGGTCCTGCGGGAGCCTTGTATCTCCAGGAATCAACTCAACAACACTCAGCGTCTTGGCAACTGGAATATTTGTATCGTGAGACCAAACACCCTTTGGATTGCGCTTTTTTAGGGTTTTTGCATAGGCGCCAGGAACGATTACGTCGTTTACTGAGTCGACAATGTTGGTTACGGAGACAATAGCCTCGGCAATACCGTCGGCGGAATCAACACCGCGCACGGCGGAGACTGGTACTTGTTTATGTTCCATTTGTACAGGGTAACACAATTAAATCATATGTGTCGGAACGTTAATTTGTTCTATACAAAAACGTATAGTTTAGGAAAACAATAACGTGCAGTGACAGTTCGTTTGTGGTTCGTCGAACATCGGGTCACCTGGGTACATTATTGATTTTCCAGAAAGAGTAAAAGGCTCATCAATAAGAACTGTAGAGGAAGCCATATTCGCATGCTCGCTACGCGAAGAGTCTGACTTTAGGTGGACCCACGTCTTTTTTGTGTACCCAAGTTGCTTGGCAGCCCAGATTAGTCCAGCATTAAAAGAGCCAGATACCTCGGTGGTGGAAATTGTCTTCACCCTTGCGGAGAAGGATTCATTTAGCCAATTCTTCAACTGTGCAATGAATGCTTCATGGGTTGAACTTGCCGACTCGGAGATAATCGATGAAATCTTCTTTGAGGTCGTGGTATTGATTTTCTTTACGTTGCTCATTCTGGCATCCAGTATTTCGGACAAACTCAAAGAGCCCATGTCCAGCAGTTCCATTTTTCCTTCTGCCAACTCTATTGCACCATCAAGGAACACCGAAGACATCCAGGTTTTTGCGTCATCCACAATTTGTTCATCCCACACGGAAACATCAAAAATGTCCTCAACTTTAATCTTTTCTACTGAGTTCCATTTTTCCTTGCTTTTCTTGGATGATGCTTTTTCCAGCAGGACTCGCTCTTGGCGCTTTAAAAATGCGCCCATTTGAAGACCAACGCTTTTTTCAAGTCTTTCTAATTGGCGCAACCTGCGCACTGTTGCGTCTTCTACTGTTTTTGACTCGTCTACTTCTTGTGCCAGAGGAGTCAATGAAGGCGTGAATACTGGCCTTGGTGTTGGGTTGTTTGTCGGGGCAATCGCATCTGAGCCGCGAGGCTGTGGGGACTGTTGGGCCCCACTTGGCACTGGTTTGTCTGGGGAGTTATTTGGACGCTGTCCAGGGTTCTGATTTGGATTAAGAAGTTGCCCATCCCCAGGCTTCGACGGTGGCTTAATTTTTCCATCGCCGCCCATAACAACAGGGGAGAGGTTTGTTGGAATCAACAGTTCGGTAATCCCCACACCCTTTCTTCCAGTTAGGTCTCTGTACTCGTCGATACTAATTGCGCCCTGACGTAATTCTTCCAGATGGAAAGATGCCCTCTCTCTATCATCCCTGCTGAGAATAGCAACAGACGAAAGGTCGTAGGAAAAAAATGTGCTGACGTCGTCATCCAGTCTGTCTAAAGCCCTCTCAATAAGGGTTAGGTGAGGAATCATCGTTTCTCTCCAGAAAACTTCCAACTCTGTGTCGGCATTTGCAAATGTCCTATTTGAGGCATTTCCTAGAATTGATTCAGGAACACCAAAAGCAATCAGGATTTCTTCCTTGTTCTGCTGGCGTGCCTCTGAGTACTGTGCGTCTCTTTGGTTTGTTGCGGTATCAATAAACTGTGCAGAATCGGCGGACATAATTGTCAGTCTTCCCGCACCACCGATATTTGAACCAGTTGAGCCGGAGAACCTTCTCTTGAGTTCTTCGCTCTGCTCATCCTCCATGTCGCCGTTTACGACCAAAAGACCGCCTGGACGGGCATCGTTAACAACAAAGTTTCTGTTGTACACGCGAGAGTAGTAGTCAAATTCAATCGCTAGACCTGCAGCGTCAAGCGGGGTCTGTCCCCTGTATGGGTCTGTTGGGTGCGGAACCCTTACCCAAATAACACTTGAAGAACCAATAACTCTTTTTGGCACCCCTGGGTACTCCACGGAAAAACCTGATACAAACTTTTCAGCGTCGGGGATTGGGAAAACATATTGAGGCTGTAGCAAAACAAGGGCTACAACTTCGTCCATTTTGTTTTTAATAATCTCAATGAACGCACCGCGAGGGGAAAGCATTAGTTGGGAGGAGAGCATGAACCTAAAAGAAAATGCGTCCTGACCCGGATTTGCCTGCCTGTTCAGAATTGACAGAATTGGGGCATCCCACTGGAGTTCTCCGATTCTCCAGTCTCCCTTTCGCAAACCGATTGGAAGGCGAGCAGCATTAGCCGCAATCGCATAAACGGATTTATAAACCCACGTAACCCTATCGAGAGCCTGTTTTACACCCCTGTCAACGTCCCAGCCATCCTTGTACGGGGTTTTGATGCCTCCGCCAGAGTTGGGAACATAATATGACTTCTTGTCATTTACAAAACCACTTTGGTTGTGCGAAGAAAATCCTTTTAGGTATGCCATTTAGTTTGACCCTTCATAACCAAAGAGAAACGCGACAGCAATGCACGACGCTGCAATACTGCATACCCCCACAAGGCTAGAAAACATGAATCCAGCAGTGATTAGGGATGATAGACCGCCCACAAGGAAAACAAAAGATATCTTCTCTTTCATTTCGAGCGGAAATTTTTTCGCCAAAAACCATGCCCCTACCATTGCTACGCATGATGCTGCTAAACCTATGTACATATACGCACCTTATGTTTTAAGAGTAGAATATTAGAGAGCCACCTTATAAGTTACACCAAAAAACTTAATTCTTGGTTATGGCCACCAGCAAGAATCCAAAAGTACTGAATGCTCACCGGTGGGCCACACCAAATAATTAAGCCAATATTGGTTTAAGGGCTAGAATGGCTCTTCTTCTGCCAATAATGTCGAGGAAGGCGCTTTTGTGTATCCTGCCTTCTGGAACTGGCCATCACCCTTTGTTGGGTTCTTGGTGATTGAATCCACCGATGCCCTGCGTAGGGAAATTGCCACATCATCAGCAATGACAACGATTTTTTTCTTGGTTGAACCGTCGTTTTTGTCTTGCCACTCCTGTTGCTCCATTCGTCCCACGACTACAACCTTTGCCCCTTTTCCGAGGCTTGCGGCTGCGTTGTCTGCTAGGTCACCGAATGCGGTAACGTCGAAAAATGACGTTTGCTCTTCCCAGTTGTCCTGCTTATCCCTCCATCGACGGGTCACTGCGATGCCCATTGAAAGGATTGAACTTCCTGTCTTTGTTACCCTCATTGTCGGGTCCGATGTAAGGTTCCCGGTCATTGTTACCTGTGTGCTCATTTTGCTCCTGTTGGTTTTCCTGTTGTTTCCTGATTTTTCAGGTTTAATAAGAACCATTCACGTAGCCACATAATTGCGATAACTGAATATCCACAAATATCTAGCCATGTGTCTTTCATCGGTTCGAACAGCACGGGGCCATCCCACTTCCGAAGGTTCTTTAATCTTTCCAGTTTGTCATTCAAGCGAATGGCAATTCCCGGAATCTCAAAACGGGCAATATTCCCGTGCCCGTACATTCTTTGTTTCCCCAATACCGTATCGTAGATAATTGCGGCGCTATTGCCGTGTGTCTTTTCTGCGTTCAATGAATAGCCACGCATCGAGAGGCACGCGATGTGAAAGAAAATTTGCTCAATTAGTGCCTCCTCCACCTTGTTGCCCTCGGAGTGAAAAAGAATATCCACAAGGACGTCAAAGTGGTTTTCAATTTCTAATTCAATTGCCTCTTCATCTAAGACAATTTCTGTTTCCCCATTCTCTGGAGTGGAGTATGTTTCTTCTACCTGGGAGCAAATTTCGTTAACTGTGATTGCTGCCGCTGTATCCCAATTTCCTGGCTTTATCTGTGTGCTCATACCAATAACCCCTTGTGTGGAACTGGTGCAAGCATAGCGGTTTTTGATTGCCTATGTTCCCACTCAAATGTTCGACGGAGTGCGAGGAAGGTCCCAAATATGTCATCATCGATGCGAAGTGGTTGATACGCCCACTTATCAGGTCGAAGCAGTAGTGCGGCACCAGCGTCAATATGCGGTACCTCAATCTCTTTTTCTCCGTCAAACATAACGTCCGCGTTGGCGTATGCCGCCAACTGAAGCGCCACTTTTGAAGATATTCCAGAGCGTGTCGTCTTGAAGTCCAAGATAATTGTCCTGTTGTTTATCTTGCAGATGGCATCAAAGGAGCCAGCATAAAGGTGTGTTGTTGAGAAAATTGATTTCTCCACGTGTAGCCACTCTGGCTCAAACTTTTCACAAAACTCAAAATACCCTTTTATGTAAGGTGCTAATTCGTCTTCTATTTCATGTTGGGGATTGTAAATTAACTGCTCGACAAGTTCGTGGACTCGCGTGCCAATGTCGGCTGCCTTGTTCAATTCTCTGTCGGCAGCAGCCTTAAGCCAATCAACGGCTTTTGTGCTCTTTCCTTCCGAGATGAGTTGATTGACGTATTCAATTTCGTCAATAGCGCACTGTGCGGTGACCTTGCTATTCCAGAGTCTGAGATAGGGGGCTGGGAGTAAACCGATAATTGAAGTAACGCTCGGGGCGGATAAATTCTTTATATTTGGGTGTATGTAGAAACGATTTCCGTTAATTGTTTTTGTTGTTATCTTTGGGTTTGTCATTTTCCATTTCTTTCCTGAGTTTGTCAACGATTTCCCAATCAGTTGAGTAGTGATAAATTTCCCTGGATACCTTTACGTACAGAGCCTGACCTTTGTCCATAATTAAATATGGCTGGCATGGATGTGCGAATGTAACTTCTTTTCCGTCTAATGGACCGCCTACAAATTTTATATCCGTCCGGTCATCAGACCTTGATTGTTTTTTTGTTGCCACTAAGCGAGAACTGACGATGCTTTAACCATATCGGAAAAATCTTTTTTTACTCCCGAAATTAATGATTGCACGCGAAGAGCAAATACCTCATCCATCGTCACGGTGTTTGTTTCTTGGTCAACTTGGAGTGAATCAAAAGCCGCTTCAAGTTTTTCAATTTTTGAAAGAAACACTTCCAAAAGCCTTTGCAACTCCCTTGCCACGGCAACCGAGGATACTGCGCTCAATACTGGAAGATTAATGACGACCTTTTCGTCATTGCCACCCAACGATGACATGTTCACCTGGAAGGACTCACTAATGTTTAGGCCCGAAATATTTCTTGGAGCCACCATCTCTCTTGGTGTTTCTTGCACTTCCTGATTTGCTTTTTTGTTTTTGGCCATTTTGGTTTCTAAACCGGGTTCCTTCATTTGGGATGTTTTGCTATTGTGAATCATAACACTTATTTGCCAACAAGTCCATCACGTGCTCAGGTTGAAGCAAAAATCCCCTAGAGGGGTTATCGCTTGACTCGGCAAATGTTGACTTGGTTGTCTCGTTCCATATGTTTTTATTTGCTTTTAGGTATCTCTTGAGTCTCCCAACACCAACCACTGCAACCCCACCGTCCATGGAGTATACGTAAACCCACCAATCTGCCGTGGTCACATTTATGCCACTTAACTTCCAGCCTGCATTTTGCGGGTTTTGGTTTGTCTCGACAACCATTCTCCCATTCCTGTATCTGTCTGTTTTTATTTCATAGGACCCGCTGGCAAGAGCATCAAGAATCGAGGAGAAGTATTCCTCCCCTTGATGACCGTAAGCCAAGTCATCCTTAAATACAAACTTTCTTTTTTCGGATGGGATGTCAAACGATGGGTTGTAGTTGGACACTTAGTAACAATCCTCCATATTGTTCTTCTTTGTTTCCCAACCCTTAATGCCGTCCTTGGCATTCCTGCGGTTGATTTTGATTCTTTCTCTATCGGCGCAGTGGTTTAACTGGTGCTCTCCAAGTTTTGTGATTTGGAGGTATTCCGTGTCTTTGATAATGGCGCAGTCCAAGAGTTTGTGAACCACAAGGTACTGGATGTTGTTCGATATGTTTTTCTTGTAGTAGATGTCTTCAAGATG